GCTGCTGACCACATCCCCATACAAGGTGATTTCTCCCTCATTGTCTGATACGGATGCAACGTTCCAGAATTTTTTAATTCGTTTTGGCACCTGCTGCTCCCCCTTCACTGACTTTTTTCTGTACATTTGCGGCTTGCAGCATGGCGTTTTCCCGCTGCAAGACCTCCACATTCTGTTCATACTGCGTGCCATTCAGACGCATAGCGGACTGTGCACGCGTGCTGTACCCGTTTTCGTTTGCCATCTGCTCCGCCTGTATTTCCTTGAGCGGGTCAAGCTGCCCCTGTGTCGGCCCAATCCAATCCGCGCCAAGCCATGCCTGCCGAATGCGCGGGTCATTAAAAAATCCGGGTGCGATAATACGCCCTCTTGCCACCGCTTCTGTCAGCCATAGTGCATAAGCGGGCTCGCAGAAATCTGAAACAAACCAGGTACGCCGCATCTTAAATGCTTTCCATGCTTCCAACATGGCCGCTCGGCTGGCGGAATAGCTGCTGTTAAACTGTTTGAGCAGCAAATCCGCCGGGACTTCCAGTGCCGCGCCGACCTGTGTCGTGATTGCTTTCATAAATGCGTCAAAACCGCTGTTCGGTCGTGTTGGATTGGTGGAATTGATGGTTTCGCCGTTTTGCAGCACATTGACCACACCCGGCCCCATTTCGTACTCATTTTCATCATCTGAAATTTGCTCATCCTGTGGAATTGGCTCATTAAATGGCATTCCGGCGGCAGGGGCTTCTTTTTGAATCCACACGGTGAAGAAGGACTCAATGACCGCCGCCATCAATTCGCTTTCGGTATAGCGCCGCAGCTGTAAAAGCGGCTCTATAACCGGAGCCAAATAAGAAACTCCGCGGTACTGGTCTGGCCGCTCGCTGTCCATGATGTGCAGGATATTCGGTAGACCGGTTTCTGCACCGTATGCTTCTACGCGCGTCCACTCGGACGGCTTCGGCAGCGACTCATTCGGGTACTGATTACAAATCCAGTACGCCACGATTGCGCCGGATTCGGAAACTTCTACACCGTCATAAATGGCATTTCCGTTATCCGGGTTTTTGCCGTCTGTGATGCGCATCATGGCAGGCATTCCGGTATGCAGTGCATATTTTGTACACACGCGGTCGGCCTCGATGATATGTAGCCGCAAGCTGTACGGCATAAATGAAGTGGTCGCTTCATTCTGCACTACCGCGAAACAGTCACCGGAAGCAAGCCAGGAGGCAAGTGCCAGCTGCTGCATAGCGTAAAAATCATTGACGCCGGTCGCATCACAAGCGTGCTTGTTTTCTGCCCACAGCGCAAATTCCGCTTCTGTGGAATTCTGCCAAACTGCCGCTTGCTCCGGTGTCATACCCAACAGCTTGTAATCGATTCGGCTTTTTAGCCGCAAACCAGTGCCAACCACATTCGTGCGGTTTGTGACTACGGCACTTTTCGCCACAGGTGAGGACATCGTTAAGATTCTGCCGCGCTGGCGCAGAGTGGCGTTGTTCCAATCAATATCTTCATGCGGACTGCCGGACTGTGCTGTGAAACCTTTCAGTGCCTTTTTGCGGTAAGAAGCGCCCGCGTCGCTGTACCCTTTATTTTGCATATGGATGTAATACTGACCGGCGGTACGGGCTGCCCGCCTCTGATATTTCCACTTGTCAAACACGGCAACTCACCTCACAAGTCACGCGGAATCACACCCACCGCTTTACGCGGATAACCACCGTTTCGCTTCATCGCTTCCAATCCGTCAATTTCCGCTTCCAGTCCTTTGATAGCAGCGCGAACTTCGGAAAGTGCCGCATCATACCGCTGCAGGTTCCTGCCGCCGATGCCATAGGCTTTTACACCGCCGGTCAGAATATCTGCCTCTTTCTTGCGGTACAGTTCCAAACGGATTTTTTTATCCGCAATTTTCTCTGTAATCGTCATATCTTCCTCCTTACCAATCGTCAAAGGGACTGTGCTTTTTCTTTTTATGACGTTGCTTCACAGCCTGTGGCCGCTGTGTTGGTGCTGCTCCTGCACCTTGCAATGCTCGTTCTGCTGCATCCAAATCCGGATTCAGCGTTTCAAACGCGGAAAGCGCATAGTTGCGGATGTCCAGCGGTTCGTTGCGCTCATGTCCCGGCAGCTTTCCCCACCGCCATTTTGTAGCACCGCCCTTGGTCGCGTGCATCATGAGGTGTTCGGAAAGCAAACCGGAAAAATAGGTTTCGTCATAGCCCTCCCCCTTGGGGAAATGGCAGTAATTCCGCCCCGGTTTCTGGACTTTGAGGTTTGCCATAATGGCCGCCTTTCCGGCACTGACGCCAATCGTGTACAAATAGCACTTTGTCCGCTTCTGCGGGTCGCGCGGGTCAATCGCAACCTGTGTCGGCGGTTTCGTGTAGGGTGCGCTGTCCTGATTGCTGCCTTTGATAGCAAAAACACGCTTTGTGGAGCGTTTCCACGTTTGTTCATACACGTTCCGGGTAAAATGCCCACCGCTGTCCACAAACGTACAGGACACGCGAAGCGCTTTCCCGTCCGCAAACGTGTAATCATGGTCAATGACACCGTCTAAGCGCTCCCAAACTTCCTCTGTATCCGGCCTGCCGAGAATAACGCCTTTGTGGATTCCCCACGTTTCCCCGCGGCGTCCATGCCCAAGCACCTCATATTCCAACCGGTCATCCTGCGTATCCACGCCGCAGGTCAGCACCAGCACACCGTCCGGCAACTCTGCACCGTAATCCTCCCTGCGTGCCAGCAGTGTATCATCTGTTATCAGGTCGCCGCGGTCTTCCCAAAGCTGGCCGAGAATCGTGTTGTACACAACCTGCAGCTTCATAGGGTCATTTTTCGCCTGCAAAAATTCCATTATAATGCGGTTCCACGTCATGGATGCCCACGGACTGGAAAAAGCATTCAGCCAGAATGACCGCACGCCGGAAGCCAGTGCATCCGGATTTTCCGCCACCCACTTCGCGGGCTGATGCTTCATGGTGCGCTCATCACTCAGGCACCCGCAGGAAGGGCATGCCCAACCAACCGAAGTAACGGAATAGACCGGCTTTCCTGCCACCTGCTTGGTTTCATACTGAAATTTGATATTGTCAAACACAATGTCGTGCCACGCGCCACACTCCGGACACTGCCGCATATACCGCTCCTGCGTTCCCTCATAAAACGCGGCTTCAATATTGCTGTGCCCTTTGACGGTCGGCGTGGAAACTTCAATGGATTTCGCATTGTAAAACGTAATTTGGCGGGCAGTCCCCAACTTCCACGGGTCTCCTTCATCCCCCGCGGATGCCGCCCAACGGTCACGTTCATCACCAATTAGGTACCGCGCAGGAGTAGATGCCAGTGCGGATGCACTGTTGCTACCAGTGATGGTCAGCATTCCACCGGGAAAACTCTTTTGCAAAATGGTTTTGGTTTTCCCTTCGTTCATGGCGCGTACTTTCCGGCGCAAAACCGGTGTGCTCTGAATCATTGGCCCAATGCGCAGGCGGGAAAATTTACGAGCATCCTCCAAGGTCGGCTGTACCAGAATAGCAGTACCGGGATCCTGGTCCATGATGTACCCCAGCACGTTCAATTCCATTTCGGACTTGCCAACCTGTGAACTGGCTACCATGACAATCCGGCGAATATGTGGGTCTGTAAAGCAGTCCATGATTTCTTTGAGGTAAGGCGTTCGGCTTGTCCGCCACGCGCCAGGTTCGGCGCTGCTGGATGTCAGCACCCGGTATTTGTCCGCCCATTGGCTGACAGTCAGATTCTCTGGCGGACGCAGCTGCCGCAGGATGGGACGAATTGCGTTATTCAGGCGCTGAGCGTCTGACTTATTCGCTCTCTTCCTCTTCGGCATCTTCCTGCAGCTCCTTCTTGCCCAGTCGGCTGCGGACACGCTCCCTATACTTTGCTGGGTCGTACTGGTAGGTACTCAAATGCTCCAGAATGGAACACGCTTCTTTGCGAATACTGTCCGCACAGGCAGCCGGTTCGCTTTCCTGTGCAACTTCTACCGCTATCCGCCCCGGCAATGAAAGAAATGATGTACGCACTTCATCCGCAAAATCCTCCATCATGGCCTGCACATCTTCTGACCTGTGCATTTCCCCATTTAATTCCTGCCACTCCATGTCAGCGATATTCGCTTTCGCTGTTTTAAAGCGCACTTCCTGTTCCAACTTTTCTGTTTCAAGGCCGTTCTCCTCTTTACTTCCATTTCGGTCAGAAACGAAATTTATATACGCTTGTACAGCATCCGGAATTGCAAATTTTCTTCGTTTTCCAACCGTTTCATACGGCAGGGTTCCATCCTCCACCATTTGCTGCACGCGGCGGGCAGAAAGTCCGAGAATATGGGCGATTTCGGATGTTCCAACCAGTTCCATCTGCGCGATAAAATCACCTTCAAACTTTGATTTTCCGGAAACCGCAAAACACGAAACGAAATCACCAAATTTTCCGATTCAAAAAATTTGCGGTTTCTGGGCTCGCAAGCACCGCAGGCAAACTTATTTCCGTCACAGTACCTACGGTTTTACTTCATTGCATTTTTTAGATTGTTTCCAATTCTTTTTCCAATTTCCTCATTCAAACGCTTCTCTACCTGCGGCATCACGCGGTCACTACCCACCATCTGCGGCACAGACAATGTCTTGACCGCTTTGATTGGCAGGCGGCTGTCCCCCACTCTCATGAACGGAATGGATGCACTGCCGCTGCTGCCAAGAAACACCTTGCTTCCAAGTGCTTTCTTCTGGCCTTTGAACACAGCCGCCTTGACCGTATACTTGCGCGGCCTGCCTCCGGGCTGACTGGCAGGTCGGGCACGCGGTGTCATACCGAAGTGCGTAGGTGTCAGCACTCGCCCGCTGTATACCAGCTGCAGATTGTCAATAGTTTCACCACGCACGGAAATGTTTCCGGCCTTTGCACCTTTGCCCGCCGGATTGATTTCCCCTTTCTTAATACCGTACACTGTAGCAACCTCTTGGCTCACCCAGCCTGGTGCACGGCTGCGAATATCGCTGACTGTGCGCTTCACAGCTTTTTCTCCTGCCGCTTTGATGCTCTCCAGATTCTTTTGAACCTCTTTGAAATTTTTAATTTGCGCCTTGATTGTACTGCCCATGCACATCACTCCATGTGATTTGGTGGGAACTCCGGGAGTCGAACCCGATGCGGTGTGCAGCTTTGCACCCGCCGTGCGCCATGCCAGTTCCCATATAAGCAGCGCCACAGGATGTAGCGACGCTGCAATTTTCAGGAGGACTTTTCTT